TCGCTAACTCTTTATTATAAAAGTCTAATTTAGCCAACTCGTTCGCCTATTTTGTCAATGATAGATTGAGTTTCATTAGCTTCACTAGGGGCTTCCCTATCTAATTGTTCTACCATATCCTGTATTTCATCTTCCTGTAAGTCAGGATTTTTCTTTCTTAAATAAGACTGTCTTGTTTCTAAATCATTAGCAAAAGCCCACGTATAATATTGCACTTCTTCCTGCTGACTCATTGGGATCTCTCTCTCAGAAAAGTCTACACTAAATTGGTCGCCAAGATTAATACCGCCTGATACTTCACAAATACGTTTAGCTATTTCAAATTGTTGTTTTTCAAATGGCCTATAAATCTGTTCTGTATCAGATCTTAAAGCGTCCATAAGATCCAATTCACTCATCTTTTTGCTTAATCCTGATTCAGCACTCTTATCAGTCCAATTAATTCTAACGTTATTAGCTTGTGCAATTGAGTCTACCATATACTTCGTAGATTCAATCATACCATTAATATCGGCACTTGGGCTTGCATAAGAAAAGTTAGCCCCTTCAGGAAGCACTAGGGCTTTATCTTGCCCCATTGTGATACGTTGTTCTGTATCTAATCCTGTAAATAAAGGCTGTCCTAATTGAAATCTGCCGTGTAAAGCCAATTCAGTTAACATAATGTTGATAGATCTCATTCCGTCTACAAGATCGCTTGCCCCTTCTCTAAAAAAGTCCCTAGTGTAAGGATGCCTGTGTGCTATGTTAAATGGAAGCACGTCGCCATAAGGATTTCTGTCATCAGGGACAACAGAAGTGATCTTTCCACGTGAACTGATCATAAAGTGTTTCCCTTCCATATCATCAGTGTCTTTGGACCAAAACATATACTGTGCATCTTCCGTTCTAGCCATTAATTGACTTTCGGCTTGATACATAATTGCAAATGGATCGTCCTCATTTGGCTTGAAGAAGGGGACAAAAAAGTGAATAGGTCTATACTTTAATTCTCTACTGTTTTCGTCCCAGTGTGTATACAAAGCTTCTGTCCCTAATAAATAGGTTAGCTGCTCAAATTGTTTCATAAAACTATCAAACCCGCCAATAACTTCATTATACTTATCATTATAACGTATTGGGGCTTGTTGATATACCAATGCTCGTCTAGAAATTATGTTTCTTACCAAGTTAATATACATTGGTGGAATCTGTGAAAGTGATTCGCTGTCAAAATATTTTTTCAGATCCTGTTGTAAGTTTACGCCTTCGAAATAGTCAAGCAGTGTTTCTCTTTCTTCCATTTGGTTATCATATCCGTCTTGGATCGTGTCCATTAGCATATCATACAACATTTTCTCTGTCAAATTCGTAATTATCATCTCGTACCTTTATTTTACCATTCTATTGTATTTGCCTGACCTTTAAATCCATACCTGTATTCAATTGGATACATAAGCCCGTCAAGAAAGTGTGAAAGCGTTTCTGTCTTTAATATGTGTCCGTTTTCTAATGTAGTTAATTCTAAATCTCTTATAGTGTTTTTACACTTTGGATCCACAAAAAGCTTATGTTTGCCTGTTGCGTCTTCCAGCATTCTATTCAATGCGTTTAGCCTGTCTTTTTGTGTTGGATTAGCTTTTTTACTAATCACTGTGAATCCTGCTTCTTGCAATATTCTATGATCTGACTTTGTGCTGTTGCTTGTTCTTGCTTTTCCTGCTGGATCGGGATACACAGGTAAGCCCTTAGCTTTTAATTGCATTAATCTAGCTAATTCAAACGTATTTGAGTTTTGTAAGCCGATCTCATCAAATACATATACTTCCCCAGCTGTGTTTTCGCACATTAATAAAGCTGTCATATAACTAGATACACCAAAGTCAATCCCCCAGAACATACGTGGACTTTTTTCCATTTCTTTTACGTGTATGTTTCTGTTGAAGTTATAAGCACACCTGTTAGAAGCTGTTTCAAAACTTGCTTCGTATCTAAATGTGCTTGGATCCAAATTCTTTTTTGCACTTTCTATTTCTTCTGCCGAAATAAAGCCACCTTCAATAGTAGTAAACTGCCAAGACTTATAGTCTGAATTGTCTAGCTGTCCATTAACATACATATCGTAAAAGTGATTTTGTATACCTGTTGGCGTTCCTACAAATAAGGCCTGTCCCTTTGTTTCTGCTAACATAGGTTGCACAATTTCGCCCCATACGTTCGGCTTCATATAAGCATATTCGTCTAAAACTACTTTATTTAAACTAACACCACGTATGTTGTCTTCTTTGTCGGCCCCTTTCAATTCAATCTTGGCCCCGTTATTCAATTCCACAGATAATTCTGACTCATTGATCTTAACGTCTTTGCCCCTGAATACACGCTTTAACAAGTTCCAAGCTACCATTTTAGCCTGACGATAGCTTGGATATATAATCCACCTTCTTTCGTTAGCTTTTAATTCATCGTGCATTAACCATATCAATGAAAAAAAAGTTTTCCCCCACCTACGACCACAAACAAGAATTTTATATCTTGATTCGTCAAAGAGAATGGATCTTCTTGTATCGTCAATCTTCCACTTCATCAATATCAAATACCTTTATTGGATCCTCATTAACTTCGTGTAAGCCGATAGTTTGCTTCGGTTTTCCTTCTAATCTGTCAGCTATAAAGTGAACTGCCCAGCTTTCGCCCTTAACAGCAAACTCAAATACTTTACGCATAATAAACTCTAATTTGTCTATTTCTGTTTCAGGTAGCTGTTCAGATCCTATTTTTTTAAGTATTCCATTGATTGTTGTAGTACCTTTGGGGCGTCCATTTGGATTACCGCTTTTCCCCTTCTTAAATTTTGCCATACCTGTTAATTCCCTGTTAAAACAGGAATTTTATCACTTCATCAGCAATTATTCCCGCTTTCTGTTTATCCTTAATTTGAATTACTTTCAAATCAGGCTTTAAACGTTTGTTATTTAATATATTTTGGATCTTTGTATGCCTTGACTTCTTAAACTTATCTGATTGTGTATCATTACGTTCTATATGCCTTTGTTCTAGCGTTTCTTTGTCTAGATCCAAAACTATTAACTTATGCTCATAGTTCTCTTGTATATGCAATAGATTTTTTTCTGTAAATAATCTGTCGCCTTCAAATAAAATATCACAATCCAAGTTAGTAATAAATTTTTCATAATCTTTTTGCACCGCCATTGATAGCTTATCAGTACCGCCAAATACTTCTTTTTTATTATAGATCCCTAATATTGCAACATTATCTTTTAAGTATCCCCTGACTAATCCAAACTTAAATGTTTTCTTTGGATCCACTTTGTCTAGTATAGTTTTTAACAAAGTAGTCTTTCCAGTGCAGGGCACCCCGCCTATTGCTACAATTCTTTTAGCCATTTCTTTTCATACGTTTCGTTTCTGAAATCCCATAGTACTTGCCAATTCACACCTTCTGCTACTAGATCTTGCATTTTTTGGATCTCTTTTCTTTGACGATCTATATAATAACCGACATAACGCTTTCCTAGTTTATACTTCTTATAAGCACATAGCGTTGTTTCTATATTCCAAATGTTAGTGTGATCTATATCAAGCTGTTCTATTTCTTCTTTAATAAGCTCAAATTGATATTGTAAAAAGCCAATCTGATTTTTATTTAATCTTTTTTTGGATCCGTGTGTGTCTAAATCATATCTTTCAAGACTATATACTAATCCGTTTCTACAACTATCTGCATTTTTGAGATCCAAATAAGTAGGCTCTAAATCAAAGCCTGTTAAAACATTTACCATTTCTAAATAAATAAACATAGTAAATCTGCCAAAATAATGTATTTTCATCAGATCTTGATAACAATTGTCGTATGTCATCTGTCTGTTTGGCTGTTTCAGGGAATTAAAATATTCTTCTTGCGTTAATCCGTTTAATAATCTTTTATATGATTTAAATATATTTACAAACTCATTAAAGCTTTTAACTTTTAGCCGATCTGTTTGAAACACAGTCTTTTGTTTGTTGTCGTCCCACCAGCGTTGTAATCTATCTACGTCTACATTTTCAAAGTCAGGAAACTCATTGTATATATAGTAAACTGTCGTCCCTGAATAACAACAAGCATATAAAAAAGCCAACCAATAACGTTGCTCTATGTTTAATTCAAACCTATTGCTGACATATTTCAAACAATCATTTGCTGGATCTATGTCTTTTGCTATTGAAGATTGAACGTGATAATCAATAAATTCATCTACCATTGCCAAATATTCTGCTTTACGCCCTTCTTTGTTTGCGTTTTCCCTACTTTTGTCATACCAATCTTTTCATAAAATTTATTACCTGCTTCATTATCAAGATTGCATTTCAATGTCATAGGTTTAGGTAGATTTTCTACAATAAATCTTGCTACGCCCTGCTTTTTAAATTCGTCTAGTACGCCGATCTCATATATAATCCAGCTGCTATATTTTTTAGACCAGCCATATCTTACAAAAGCTTTATCTTCACATATTAAAAATTTATAAGTCGTATTTTCTGTTAAATACTTATCCCACACCTGAAATAAATTAAAGGATCCAATGTGTTCTTTGTCTTGTTTGTGTATGTCTTTAATTAGATCTGCGTCTTTACGCATAGCTCTTTCTAATTTATACTTCATATAATACACCAGCTTTTATAGGTGTTGGCTCAAAAGCGTCATTTACTCTTTTAAAAATATCTCTTGTAGAAGCTAAAAAAGTAGCATTTTCATATTCTAAGATCCAACAGGGCCGTTTTTTATTACGAATTACAAACATATTGTTCTGTGAATCTAAAATTATGCCTGCAAAACTGCCTTTAATGTCATTAACAAATCTTGATATTAATTGTTTATCATTTCCACAGCGTTGTATTAATATTTCGCCGTCATTATCTGTTTCCATAGTAATATTGTAAGCTTTTTCCATTTGGCGTTTTGTTCTCATATCAATTACGCCATTAAACACTAATGCCATATCATCTATATGTATTGGCTGATTATTTTTATGATCCTTATAGTCGCCAGAAGTCGAATACCTATTATGATAAATTATTTTTTCTGATACAGGAAATACAATCTCGTCTAGTGTGTGATATTTTCTAGTTATTAGCTTATTTTCTTTTATGTAGCTATATCCATAACTATGCAAACCACGTATAGAACTTTCAATAATTAAGCTGTGTAGAATAGCAAAATGTTCAGGCTTTGGATCCAGTGAACTATAACCTACAATTCCACACATCAATATATGCTTTCCCCTGATCTTATTTTTCTTTGTTTTGCAAATTCTTGTTCTTCAATAGCCGTACCACATTTTTCCATATTTTGTCTGTAATACATTACCAAAGAAATTCTTGTAGCTTTTTCGTCAATTTTTGTAATAGGTGTATTTCCGTGCCATTGATGAACATCACATAGTAAAAGATCGCAATTCTGCATATCAAATGCGACTGCCCATTGCGGAATAACAAAATAACCGCCTTCATATCTTCCTTCACGCAACACAACTAAATTTCCAAAGCCCTTCTTGAAATCGCCTTTATCTGTGTGGACAGCTGTTTGCCAATTTTTATTCACTGTTATAGTCGTGAAAGCTGTATCTTTAATAACAAAATCTTGTGAAGTTTCGTCTGCTACTTTTCGTTGAAGCTTATAGTGATCAGGCATTAATTCTTTATATTGATTATCTACAAACTTAATTATGCCATACGCTTTTTTAAATTTATCAAATTCATTTTTATTGAAAGCTGTTTGCCTGCAATAAGGTGTTCGCACTGTGCGATCAAAATAACCTATTATACCGCTTTTTACAGGATTTACCCTGTGTGTATTAGAAATTGTGCCGTCTTTTTTTTGTAAAAATTTTCCTTTTTCGGCAGAAGCGATAGCCCTGTTTCCTGTGGATCCAGCTGCTGCTTTTAAATTAGTATATGCTGTTTTTGCCATATTTGCAGGAATAACATTTTTACGAAATTTAGCTATAACGTTTCCTGACTCTTTGTCATATACATCTGCGTCATAATCTATTAAAATCTTATAACTTGTGTCATTAAGTAAAGCCCCTGCTAATTTGCTAGCTTCTTTATCAGATAATACTGGATCCAAATATATTTCTCTAGCCATTAATAATATGCTCCAAAGATTTAAACACAGTGTCTGTTAAATTGTCTGTTTCAAACTTTTTTCTTAATTCAAGTTCCATTTTTTTAAACACAGGCTCAGTTTCGTCATTTAAAAACAATTGAATCATTCGTACGTGGCTTGTTTGTGCGTCTTCAGGATATTCAATAGTCTGATCATAATTATTATTGACTTCAAATGTCAAGCTGCTATCTACACCTAGCTCTTGTTCAATAAATCCCCAATTCAACAAATCATCTGTATCAAAGTTATTTGCCAACATATCCCAATCCCATTCGCCTGTATTTTTATTCAGCCTGACGTTTAATTCTTTTTCTTTTTCCAAAGACAGATCCAATTCAACACAAGGTACTTTTGCAATACCAAGCATTGTTGCTACTTTCACTCTTTGGTGTCCGCCAATAATAACATTTTTTCTTGATTTGTTTTTGTTAATCAGTATTGGATCCACAAAACCAAATTTTTCTAATGATTCAACAAGCTCTTTATGTTGTTGTTCTGTTAATTGTCTTGGATTATATTCCGCCTGTTTTAAATCTCTTATATTTTTTTCAACTATTTTCATCATATCCTAGCCCATAATTTTCTTCATCAAATGTTGAGTGTGCGTCCCAATCTTTCGGCGTAGAAACTTCTTCATCGCCGTGTGGATCCACAAACACTATATTCTCAATACTTCCTTGACTAAATTTTTTCATATTTTTAGTCCTATTGAAAGCTTCGTGTCCTACTTCTGAATTCTCAGTTTCTTGATCTATTTGTTCGAGTATTTTATCAATATCCATATTTTATTACCTATATATATGGAAATTTTAAACGTTTTTTAGGTGTATTTAGGTTTGTGGAAAGCTGTAAGTCTTGATATTGCTAGATATATTTTTTTTGGGCTATAACCCTGTTTTTAGGAAACAGGGGCAGGAAAATGAACAACCCGCCCCATTGAGTAGCTAACTGAACAACTTATTATAATGAGATCTATTTTTAAGAAGGTTTATAACTATTTTATTTAGTTTTTTTACAGATCTCTTATAAATCCTACTTACTGATTGTGGCGTTATGTTGTATTTTTTACCGATTTTTGCATAAGTCATAGTATCGTGTTTAAAATATACTTCACGTTGTTTTTTAGTCCAAGAGTGTTTATGATCTTGGGCCATAGCCACCATAATTGCTTTTCCATAAAGAATACTATTTTCCGACTTTTGATACTGATCATCAATATAGTATTCAAAATGTTGTTGCATCTATTGCATAAAATACAACAATAACAAAGAAAATGCAACTACAACCAAATATGAAGCTAAAAACAAAGCAAATCTAGCATCAGTATTGTATTTCAAATATTGTATAATGCCTGTGTTTGCAATCATAATTTTATGTTCATATTGAATAGCTGCGAAGTCAGGATCGAAAGTCATTTTGTCAGGATCTCTCATAACTTTATTTCTTTTCCACCTGTAATTATAATTATCTAACGCTTCTTGTATTGGATATTTACTCATTTTTGTTTCCTTTCATTAAGCTTCAACATCAGCTGAATTTGTCAAATCTTTCACAAGATCGGCAAGTTCTTCAGACATTTTGTTTTCATTATTACCTAAAACTGCTTGAACATTTTTCGTAAATAGTTCATAGTTATCAAAATAGATCCAACTTACTATTTTTCGAAATTCTTCTTGATTGCCTTTAAGCTTTTCAATATGTATTTCTTGAATTTGTCCTAGCGAATCATTTATGCATTTATGTAATAAGCTTATATATACTTTTGAATCTGTGTCATTTATTTCGTTCATTTTTACCTTCTTTCGTTATTTTCTATTATCAGGAACATAATATTGCATAATGTTTACAAAAACATCATCTTTTTTATTTTCCCAAGTTCTTTCTACAGTTTGGTGTCTAATTGTCATACCTTGAAAGATCCACCAAGCCCTTCCGTGTTTTTTATACCATTCTTCTTCAAATTTATTTCGTTCTTCCGAATAAGCATATAAAGGTTTGACTTTTTTCATTCGTTCTCGCAGAGATCCTGCTTTTTTACCCCATTTTTCATATGTTGGATGCCCCATTATCTTTTCCTCCTAATAGCCGATTGATTATTATGATTCATATATTCATAGCCAAGTTTATCAAGTTTTCCCAATAACTTATCTATGAGTTTTTGGATCTTTACTGCTCTTTTTGCATTTTTCATATTTATTTCGTTCATTTTATGTCCCTTCATATTCAAAGTCTGTGTGTTCTTTACAACTACCGCACAGGCCATAATGTTCATCTTGAAATTCGTGTATGTTTCCATAAGCTTTGGATCCACAACAAGTAGATAACAATTCTAATTCGTCATTCATACAGCATTTTTTATATTTCTTTCCGCTTCCGCAATCACACTTGTCATTTCTTTGTTGTTTAGGTTTAGATTTTAATATGCTTTCAAAGTATATTTTATATCCACCTAATTTTCTAATTAATTCGCCCTTCTTCATAATTCAGGCTCATAATTTGTGAGATCCATACCAACTTCTACAGATTTCTTTTGTTTATCTTCATAATTGGATCCACGCAATTCAGGTATTTCTTCTTGGATCTTTCTACGGCATCTTGCAATTGATTCCCAATTCGTCAATTTATCCATATTTAACAAATTGATAATATCATCGTGCCACATATCTTTTATTTCATCACGCCATATCCAAGCTACAAGCTTATGATCCGATTCCCTTAAATAAACATTAAATTCTAACGCTTCTTTTACTTTTGACTTTAAATTATCTTTCATTTTTATTTGTTTCCTTCACTTTTTAAGGTTTATCTTATAGTTTTCAAAAACTTTTTAGAAACAATGCCATTATTAATAGCTTTGTCATAAGCTTCTTGTTCATCGTGTGTCAAAACTCTGTCCTGCATTTCGTCCCAAAGTCCTTCGGATCTTAGCAGCTTTACAGCATTTTTAAACTGATTGCTATTGTTTCCTTCAGTATAGTGAAATTTCATAAACTTTATTAATTGATATTTGCCTTCTTTATATTCCCTTAAATGTTCTTTAAGCTTTAATAATACATCATCTTTTTTATAATCATAACCAATGACAGTATTAATAATTTTAAAATTTAAGTTCCCTAATCCAGCGTGATTGGAAGTAGTAAAAAAATACAAGATTAACACCTTATAGTGTAAATCTAGATCCATAAACCAAACTTCTTCCCAAATAGTATTTTCGACTTGTCTTTTTGACATTACAAGCTCCCTTCTTTATCTTTTATTAATTTATCTAACTTCTTCTTTATCTTGCTTCTAAACTCTAATGACAAGAAGTATTTTTTTTCGCCTGATTTTAAATGCGTGTTTCTTCGGCTTCTTAATGCGTCAAATTTCTTTTGGCCAAGCTTTGCTAATTTGTGTTCCATATGTAAAACAGGATTACCGCCTAAATGACTATGACAGCCATAGCAAAGGGCTTCGCAATTATCTTCATCAAATCTAACACTCCAATTTCCACGTGTCCAAAAGTGTGAATTATGTAAGGCCGAAGTCGGCGGATCGTACTTTTTTCCACACCTTTGGCAAGTCCAATCATCACGTGTTCTAATGTATTTACTAAAAATTACATCACTTGGAAATAGTTTAAGCTTAGGCATTAAAACGGCAACTCATCTTCAGGAATATTATTGTCTACAACTTCTTCTTTTTTATCTACAACTTCTTCCTGTTGTTGCTTATTCTTATACTTTTCGGCTTCTTCTTCAGTAGTAAATTCAAAAGACAAATATTTGTCGCCTGTTTTACTGCTTGTTGAGATCCAAACTGCAACTTCATAATTTTCATTATTCACTTTGCAAGGGCCTTTGTACTTAGGATGCCTATCGGTTTCAGCATATTTATTAATAAATGCTAAACCTTTATTATTCTTTTCCATTTTCATCTTGATCCCCTTCCACTTTCTTTTTATTTGCTAAATTATCTTTAATTAATCTATTGTCAAAAGCTTTTAAAGTATCCGACCAAAGCTTCATATCCATAGTTTGTAGACTTGCATTATATCTGTCAATTTCCGTTAAGCTTAATAATCCAGCTTTCCTACACTCGTTCATTGTTTTGTTTAATGTTGCAATTTGATTATTAGTAGGTTTGCCAATGGATTCTAATTTGGCTTTATCGGTTATTTCTACGGCGTCAATTTGATCTTCTTGGCCAATATATCCCATTTTTGCCAATGCTCTACCTGTTGCCGAAGTTTCGCAGTTTTCTAATGCATTTTTACGATTTACAAAGCCGTCATCATCAGTTTCATAAGCTAGGCCCGTAAAGATCCTGTCAGGATTTGACACGTCAGGCACGACAGTGCACATTACAATAAACATATGACAAAATTTATCCGTAATAGAATTACGCCATTCTTTATCAATTTCGTATGTGCAAGTTATGGATCCATTTTCGTGGTCTTCATTAAAATCACTTATTCTTTCGTGAACGAATTTATAGTGTTTTAAATGTTTCGGTTTATCTTCTTGATTCATTATTTACCTTCTTTCGTATGTTCAACTGAAACAGGATTAGCAGAAGTTATGCGTTGTTTTTCGTTCGGCCTACTAGCTGCTAATTCTTCCTTCAGTTTTTGTTCATTTGTGTATTGCTCTCTTACTTTTCGTAAGTCTTTTGCTATTGCTTCAATATATTCCAATTCGCCCTGCCCACTTTCTAGATAAAGTATTATTGCGTCCAATATATCGACTGGAATATTATGTATAGTAATTTTTGGCTTATTCATCATTGCTCAACATTTCTGATAAATGTTCATTGACTTCGTCAAGATCAATTTTTTTATCAGCCCATTTAACGCCGTCAGGTGTGCTAGATTTATACAAATCATAGCGTAAGATCCAAGCTTCGTAAATAGTTTTTAAAGGCCTTATTACACCTTGATATTTATAGCGTTCATTGTATATTTTTTTTACTTGTGAATACATTGTTTCATCATTATTAATCCAAAGCATTACGTTCCAAGTTTCATAGTTTTTCCAACCATTATATTCATTTTTATTATATATTAATTCACTCATAGCCAAGCTCCTTCATTAAATCAGTTTTAATTTTATCACGCAATTTTTGATCTTTTAACATTTTTTTAAGGTGTTTATCATATTCTTTACCTTTATAAAGATCATAACAAATATTGTGAATTACGTCATCTACGTTTGTTTCTATCATTTCTCCGTGTTGTTCATAAAAATCTCTTTTTACGCTCATTTTTATATCCTTCCCAAATGCCTATACACCTGAATATTTTAACTAAAACACGATAAATCATATGCTTAATTTGCAAATATAATTGGATCCAAACAATAATTTTTATTGATAAAATTCTTTTAAAGGGCTTAAAAAATGTTTTTAGCTATAAAAAACAATTTTTTGTCCCAATAATAATAAACATAAGAATATTCATAAAAATAATCATAATAATGGATCCACAGCATAAGTTGTCTTTTGTGTAGGTTATTCACAGATTTGTGTATTATGAGTTTAACTAACAAAGGAAACAAAAAAATGATTGAAAAAAATGAAAACAAAAAAGAAGTAATAGATCTAGTTTACAGATTGAATACTCTTGAAGGAAAATACCAACATTATATGACTAACATAGACAATATATATGCTTGGGCCTGTGAACAATACAACACAGATAAACCAACCGCTAAACAGCAAGAAAGTATCTGTGAGTATCCACAAAATATGTCAGATTATGAAAAATTAACTGACAAAATCGCAAAAAAACAAAAAGACATTATTGCAGATCTCGGAAGTAATTGGGCTATCGAAGTCGAATATGACGGCTGGGATTATAAAATAAAGGAGTGTAAATAATGGAAATGAAACTGAACAAAACAATAATAAATGCAATTGCTCGTATGAAAAATGAAGCACAGGGCAAAAAAGATGATAAGTGGTCCCGTCCAAATCATTTTAATGTTAAATGGGGCTATTGGAAATCGCCTGAATTTTACGATGAATTTCAGGGCAAAATCGGAAATATGAGTTTCGAATATAAGTTGCTTTGGCCTGAAAATCGTGATGCCATTGATAGTCCTAATGGAACTTTCGATATGCATATTGGGGATTATGAGTGGTGTAAAGATAATTTAATATATCCTGAAAATGTGATAGCTTTGGAAGTATATAATTTTTCTTGCCGAAACATTATGAAGCTTAAGGAAAAAAGCGAAGGATATATTACAAAAGAGTGTTTGGAATTATTGGATCTTTTTGAAAAAGATAATTCTAACATTGAATTTAAAAAACATATTTCAATAGCAAAAAGCCGTAATACGCACGGAACAAAAAGCGATATTGGGGAATATATTGAAAGACATAGATACTTTGTCCCGATTTATTCGGACAAAAATGGAGGAAAAAAATAATGAAAATGAACAAAGAAAAAGCAAAAGAAATAAGATCAATACTAGAAAAAGAACTTCCTGCTATTTTAGAAAAACACGGATTGGAAGTAAAGCTTGGTGGATCTCAATATGATGATATGTATAATTTTGTGAAATACCCGAAATTTACTATCATACCAATTGGGCAAAGAAGTATGATTGAACAGGATTTGGACTATCATTTGTCTTTAACGAATGGCACTGATAGGGAATTGGATCGCAACAAAGTTTATAACTTAAATGGATCCAACTACCAACTTTTCGGATATAAATATAGCAGTCCGAAATTCCCGTACATTTGTATTAATGTTGATACGAATGAACAATATAAATTCACTCGCAAAGCAGTGCAAGAAATGTTTTCAGTGAATAGTTAGTTAGCTATACCTCATAAACAAAGAAGGCCCAAATTAATGGGCCTTTTTTGTATTCAGGCTATTGAATTTGCTGACGCATCTTTATCTGTGTAGAAAATCTGCTGTCAGCTATCTCGGTGAAGGTCATTGTTTGTTCCAGTCTAACCCAATGATAGTTGCTTCCGTCATAGTAAAGAAATTTCTTTCCTTGCCCTTTGATAGCATCTTGCATTGTAGTTAAGTTTTGTTTGAAAGTAGAAGATATATTCTGAAAACTAATAGTAAAGATTTCTTGTGCATCGTGAACATTGATTGAATATTCAACACCGCCTAAGCTTCTTTGGACTTGTGTTCCATAATCTCTAGAAGTCTGAACATTTACGTCAGGCTCTACTTCAAATGATAATTTTTTACCTATTAATACTTCTGATACATTTGCTACTGTGCCATTAAATACTGTGTGAAATCTTGTGCCTGATGTTTCTGTTAAATCTGCTACGGCCCAACCTGAACTGCTTATTGCTGAAATATTACCTTTGCTGGATCCAAGCGTATTGCTTGAACTTATATGAAAATTTATTATAGTACCACTTGAAACCCCGTCATCGCCTGTAAAATAAACAGCTGCTACGTCTGCCGTAGCTGTGGATCCAACTGCGTATTGCAAAGCATCATTTTGTGCAATATTAGTCATCACAGTGCCAATATTCTGATCACTTGCTCTTTCGTGGTTTGTTATTGCAGATCCTGATGAAAAAGCCGTACCATTAGAAGTACCTTCTGCATCTGTGTTGTCTGCTCTATACATATTTATACTGTCATAAATAAAAAAACTAGCCATTATACACTTACCTCTCTACATTGGACGCTTATGGATCCAATTTTTCTTTTTAAATTTGTTATTATAAATTTTTTATTACTCCAAGCTTCGTTGAACAACCTAGTAGGCATAGCAACAAAGCTGTCAAACGTGTCTGATATTTCGTTAAACGGGCTTCCTAATTCGCTGAATAAGATCTCACCAAAATCAAGTATATCGCCTACTTGAAGCATCGCATATTTTTCAGGATTAATAATTGTTGTATTGACTGTGGTCTTATAATCCCCGAATAATGAACTTCTAAAATTAATAAAGTCGTCATTACGTTCAGTCCCATTATCATCTATTGAATCATACAGTAGATCTAAATTTATTTCCTGTTTCTGATGATTTGCGTTATCAAATATTGTGCTGTGCGTGGATCCATTATATTCAACTTGTTTCAAATACTGACTTTCAGCTGGATGCTTTTTAAAGTTTACAAATAATCTAGTTTCTAGATCTTGCACAGAAGTTATACCTAATTCATAATCGCTTATATCAACTTGTGATAGATCTACATTTGCAGTAGGATTGCCATTGTCTATAGTAAAATACCTTAAAGGGCTAACACCTGTAATTGCTGTTTGTTGTGCCTGTGGGCTAAACTCAAAAAAGAAACACCCTTCATATTGCAATTTATTTAATACGCCTTCTAATTCTGTTTGATCATAAATATTAAGTCTTGTTTTCCAATGTGTGCTACTATTAGCTGTATTGCTATCTCTTAATTGTGCTGTTGTTAAAAATCCTGAATTAGATATATCAGTATCGCTTGCAAAGTCTACAACACCTAATATTGAATGCAATAATTCCCTGTGAATAGAAACAGGATTATCTAAGCTATTAATTTCAGTAGCTGAACTGTGATCTGTAAAACTATTAGCTGTTATATCCCTACCTAAGTATAGTTTATTAATACCTGCATTAAATTCTTGTGAAGCTATCGGCTCATTGACTAAATCATTTTCTGCTGTAATAGTTAAAAATATATTTTTTAATATTACATTAAAATTGCTGTAATCCCCATTACCGCCTTCTGCATTAAATCTAAAACTTAAATAAAGATTATCAGGCAAAGCATTATTTTCTAATATTGCTGACACGTCTGTTGAAGTAGGTAAAGCAGTATTTGTTTGATTTGTTTTGACACCGCTTGAATTGGATCCAACTAATTCTATATCGCCTGACGTGGATCCAAAACCGCTTCCTGCACCGCTTGTTAATAAAGCATCTGCTAAATTAAAGAAAGCCCCGTCAGACCCGCTTGGGCTACCTGTCAGCGTTTGACTATAAGTACCTGTTAGCCCTAATGTTATATTTGTTATTTTACCTGTTATTTGTGGCATTATAAGTTTTAATACAACGCCTTTGCTTTCACTTCCAAACCCTGCTGTATTTGCTACTGTGCCGTTTGTAGATGAATCAGCGTCATACATTTG